ACCGCGACGGCGCTGTACGACGGCATCAATGCCGCGGCCTCGCCCGACCAGCTCGACAACCTCGCCCGCGCCATCTGGCACAGCTACGGCAAGGGCGACGTCGCCGACGACGAAACCACGTTTCTGACCGAGGCGATCAGCAAGCGGCGCGCGCCCGATCGGCAGTATCTGGGCGCCAAGCCGCTCGGACGGCTCAACGCGCGCATTGGCAGCCGCTTCACACCGCGGCAGCGGCCACGCTCGCCCGATCGCCAGGCGTCACGCGAGCGGCGGCGCCGGCTCGGCGGATCCAGCGCCCTGCCCGACACGCTGCGACACCACTACACCGAAGGCCAGCGCGCGGTGCTCTGCATCGTTGCCGGCGAGATCAAGCATCATGGAACCTGCGACCTACTGATCGACGAGATCGGGGCATTGGCTGGCGTCTGCCGGACCACGGTGCAGACCACGCTGCACGAAGCGCGGCGGCTCGGTCACATCGAGATCACCGAGCGGCCGGTGCCTGGCCGGAAGAACCTGACCAACATCGTCAAGATCATTTTCCGCGAGTGGAAAACGTGGATCGAGCGCGGGCCAATGGCTCACCGGCCGATAGGGTCCAAAACTTTGCACAACACTGCCAATTTGGTGAGCCCCACGAAGAGCACAGAAAGAAAACAAGAGGCTTGGCAGGGAAAAAGGGAAACCGGACCACCGCAACCACCGCTGATGCGGACAGGCTGACCATGCAAATAGGCAAACTCGACAGGCGGATCACCGTCCAACGCGAAATGGTTGTCGGCGACGACGGCTACGGCAACGAAATTATCGACTGGGGCAACCTCGCGACCGTCTGGGCCAGGGTGATCCAGCAGACCGGCCGTGAGTTCTTTGCGCTTTCCGCGATCCAGGCTGAAACCCGTGTGGTGTTTCACCTGCGCTTTATCGAGGGCATGACCACGGAAGATCGCGTCGACTACGACGGACAGCTGCACGACATCCATGAGGTGCGGGAACTGGGGCGGCGCGCAGGGCTGGAACTGCACACCATCGCCCGCCGAGGCGACGTTGCGACCGGCTGACCCATACTACCAGACCAAGGCATGGAAGCGCCTGCGTCGCGCCGTGCTGCGGCGTGACCTGTACACCTGTGTCGTGCCTGGCTGTGGCCAGCCTGCTTTCGCTGTCGATCACATCAAGGCCAGGCGCCAAGGTGGGCCTGATACGTTCGATAACCTGCGATCGCTGTGCAAGGCCCATGACCACGAAGTCAAAGAGGACAAGCACGGCAGACGCGGCCATGCCGGCGAGCTGCGCGTCAAAGGCTTCTATCCTGACGGCTCGCCCGCGATCCCTGTCATGCGTGGTACAAGGGCCACGGGGGTTCGAACATATAGGGCCAGAACGCCGAAAGCGGCCGCTCACCTTCGCTACCACTTACCTTGGCTGGAAAAAATGGGACTGCGCGGCATAAACGCCAAGCCTGTCGTAAGGGGTGAAACAACAGCCCCGAAACGCGGCCGTCGTCGCCTGCCCTGGGAAAAGCCCGGCCTCAACCGTGCCGATCGAGTCATAGCGTTCATTGAAAGCCTCACCATCACGTCCGGCATCTTTGCCGGCCAGCCTTTCCGGCTGCGGCCGTGGCAGCGCGACATTATCGAAAGGCTCTATGCGGTCGACGCCAACGGGCGCCGCATCAAGCGCCAGGCGCTTTTGACGGTGCCGCGGAAGAACGGGAAAACCCAGCTCGCCGCGGCGCTGGCGCTTTGTCACCTGGTCGGACCTGAAAGCGAGCCGCGCGGCCAGGTCTATAGTGCCGCGGCCGATCGCCAACAGGCGGCGCTGATCCTGCGCGAACTGATCGCCTTTGTGCGGGCTGACAAGGCGTTGAGCGACCGGATCATCATCCGCGAGCACTCTAAGACGCTTGAAGACGTCGTGACCGGCTCGACCTACGAGGCATTGTCGTCAGATGCGCGAAAAGCGCATGGCTTGAACGTCTCGTTTGCGGTGCTCGACGAGCTCGCCCAATGGCCACACCGCGACCTGTACGACGCATTGACCAGCGGCGGCGCCGCGCGGCTCGAACCGCTGTTCCTGACCATCTCGACGCAAAGCGCCGACAAGGATCACGTCATGAGCGAGCTGGTCGCCTATGGCCGGCGCGTGCTCGACGGCACCGTCAGCGACGAGACGTTTCTGCCCGTGATCTACGCAGCGGATGACGACGCCGACCCCTGGGCGGAAGCAACCTGGTTCGCCTGCAACCCGGCGCTCGACGACTTTCGCAGCCTCGCGGAAATGCGCGCCGCTGCCGACCAGGCGAAAGCATTGCCGGCTCGCGAGCCGTCGTTTCGGCTGTTGTATTTGAACCAACCCGTCGAGACGTCGGCACGGTTTCTCAATGCGCGTGACTGGCGTGACTGCGAAGCGGCAAATGGTGAACGTGTTCAACATTTGGTTGGCCAACGCTGCGTGCTCGGCCTCGATCTTTCGTCGACCACCGACCTGACGGCGCTGTGTGCGTTCTTTCCGCAGACGCATGACCTGCTGGCCTGGTTCTGGATGCCGGCCGAGAACCTCGAACACGCCGAGCGCCGCGATCATGCGCCCTATCGGCTATGGCAACGGCAAGGGCTGATCGAGACGACGCCAGGACGCGCGATCGACAAGACATTTGTCGTACATCGCATCGGCGAATTGATGCAGGACTACGAGGTGCAGTTCTGCGCGGCCGATCGCTGGCGGCTTGACGAGATCGAGCGTCTGCTAGACGACGCCGGCGTAAAACTGGAAATGCAGGAATTTGGCCAGGGCTGGAAAAGCATGGCGCCGGCGATCGACGTGTTCGAGACGATGGTGCTGCAGCGGCAGCTACGTCACACCGGCCATCCGGTCATGGCAATGTGTGTGGCCAATGCGGCGACCGTGAGCGATCCGACAGGCGGTCGCAAGCTGGTCAAAGATCGACAGACCGGCCGCATCGACGGGTTGGTCGCTGCCGTCATGGCGGTCGGCGCCGCGGCGAAAGTGCCGGCGAAGAAGCCGAGCATTTATGCCAGCCGCGGCCTGGTCGCCGTCAGGGTGGCGTAAGGTTATCGGCACATCCGCCATTGCTGTGCGTGGCCGGGGAATAGTCCGTCGTCGAAGGATCGAACGTCGGGACGCTCTAAAATCTTTTGCGCGTCGCGTGCGTCGACGCGGCCACCACGGGGCAGGATGTAAAATTCGTCGCCGTCCCGGCTGTGCATCAGCATCAACCTGGTGTCGGTTCGATGCAGCAATTCGAGGGCTTGCCGAAATCGCAGTGCTTGGCTTTTTGCTTTCATCGTTTCCTCCTCTCGTTTTTCATTGTCGTTGGTCGGCGTGAATTATTGCGCCCTGTCGGGCGGCGTTGCGTGGCCGGCGGGCCGCAACGGTGCAACATCCTCGCGATGCAGCTCGGAAAACCTGCCCTGCGCCTCATCAATGGCCTTCAGCACGATCGTGCCTTTGCGCAGCCTGACCTCGACGGCGACGTCACAACGTCCGTCGAGCATGGCGTCGAAAATCTCGCGTTGCTGCTGGTTGAGCCTGGGCAGCACGGCGCTGACCCATGCCGCTACCGCTTCAGTGAGAGTGTCGGTATGCTCGGCAAAAAACATCGTTTGCAGGTCGGCGGCGGTGCGAAGTCGGGGCTTCATGGCGATGTATCCTTCTGGTTGAGTGAACGCAGCTGTTTATAACGCAATATCACCTTATTGCGCTTTCCACAATAACGTGATATTGCAATATAGATGGCGCCTATTTCGTCCGGACAATTGAAGGCCGCGCTCGCTGAAGCGATGCTTCTTAGCGACTACCAGGTCGACTATCCGCATCGCGTCGTGCAGCAAGCCGGCGAAGTTTCAAGAGGCAAGCGCGGCCGCGGCGGCGCCGACGTCACGCCGCGCGATGCGGCGATCACGATCATTGCGATCGCCTGTTCGTTCATCAGCGTTGAGGTGTTGAGAGGCGTCCGCGAGTTTTCGGTGATGCCCTGCCAGCACACAGCGTACCACACCGGGACGCCGGATGGCTGGACCACAAACGACGATGGCCTGTGGCAAGTCAAAGGCTTTGAGCTTCCGCACCTGCAGCAATTGCCCGCACGTCACACGTTTGTCGACGCGCTTACCGCTGTGATCGAGGCGGTTCGCGACAAGGCTTTTGATGTTGCGTTCAAGCAAGCCTATCCCGACGAAACGCTTCCCATTTATAACATCCACGTGGTGTTTGGCGGACCTGATGCGGACGCATCCATTGCTATCGACATGTGGGCCGGCGAATACCATTACCAGGAAGAAGCGGGGTATTTCCTCGATGAGAAGCGCGAGGCGACCCGCGAACAGATGGCAGCCCGCACCGCCTTCCGCATCGAGATCAAGATCGACCATCACCCCATTTCTGCGGTCGCCACCCTGTTTCGTGACCAGCTGGCGAGTGACACATGAGAGCAGTGCCGAAACCTGATGACGTTTTTCATGCGGTCCACCTCAAAGAGATGAAGGTGTTCGTCCACACCAAGACGGACGTCGTGCTGTTGCGTGCTCGCACTGGGGCGGACGATATCTGGTTTTCGCTGGCTCGCTCAGACTTCATCGAACTGGCCAGATATCTTGCGAACGACGCCGTAGAAATGACGGTGAGCAACTGAAAATGACGCGCGTGCAACTAATTTTGAAGCGACTTCAAAATTAAAACCTGCACGCAATTGAAGGAAGGATCGAACCATGAAAGTCCACGAACTACAGGAAGCCCGCGCCAATGCCGTCGTCGCAATGCGCGCGCTGTCCGATCTGCCGACACTGAAAAGCGCGACCTCACGAACGACGAAGACAAGAAGTTTGCCACGCTAAAAACCGAGATCAGCGACCTCGACAAGAAGATCGGCCGCGCCACGACGCTCGCCGAAGCCGAGCGCCGCTCGCCAGGCGAGCCGGTCAGCAACGGCGACCGGCATTTTGAAACCGAGTGCCGCAGCTATAGTCTGGTGCGGGCGATGGCAGCGCAAGCCGGGCTCGACGTTGACGCCGGCCGCGAACGCGAAATTTCCCGCGAGCTTGCCAGGCGCAGCGGCCGCTCGCCGGAAGGCATCTTTGCGCCGACCCAGGTCTTCCACATCGAGCAACGGGTGATGACACCGTCGGCCGGCGGCGTCGGCATCACGCCGGTCGATCCGCGCCCCGAGGCATATATCGACATCCTTCGCGCGGCCATAGTGATCCGCAAGCTTGGCGCCACGGTGCTGTCCGACCTTGTCGGCAACGTTGAAATCGGACGCCTGGCGACCAGTGCAACGGTCGGCTGGGTCGCCGACAATTCCGCGCTGACGCCAAGCGACCAGGTTCATGAGAAGGTGACATTGACGCCTAAGCACGCTGGCGGCATCGTCGAGTTTTCACGCAACATGTTGCTACAAAGCAGCCCGGACATCGAGCAGCTGGTGCGCCGCGACTTCGCGCAGGTTTTGGCGGCCGCGATCGACAGTGCGGCGATCAATGGCGGCGGCAGCAACATGCCCGTCGGCATTTTGGCGACTAGCGGCATCGGCGACGTTCCTGGCGGCGCCAACGGCCTCGCCCCGAGCTATGCCAACCTCTCGGCGCTGATCGCCTCGGTGGCGACCGCCAATGCGCTCGGCGCCAACATGGCGTTTTTAACAAACAGCAAAGTAGCCGCAAAGCTGCGAACGACGTTGAAGTCGACGACCGATACCAGCAGCAATTTCATCATCACGGAACGCGACACGCTGCTCGGTTATCCGCTCGCCGAAACCAATTTGGTACCGTCGAACCTGGTCAAAGGCACATCTGGCACAACGTGCAGCGCACTGATCTTTGGAAACTTCAGTGATCTGCTGCTCGGCTATTGGAGCGAGCTCGACATTTTGACGAACCCGTTTGAAAGCGCGGCATTTAGCAAAGGAAACGTCCAGGTCAGGGCGATGAGCACGGTCGACGTTGCCCTGCGCCATCCTCAGTCTTTCGCCGCGACCAAGGACTTGTTGACCACATGAGCAACGTCGTCGAGCGCCGCGCCGCGATCGAACTGAGGGCCGAGGGTGACGGCAAGCGCCCGCGGCTGGTCGGTCACGCCGCGGTGTTCAATGTGCTGTCGCAGGACCTGGGCGGCTTTGTCGAGATCGTCCGGCCTGGCGCGTTCACCCGCACGCTCAAGAGCGATCGCGACCCGCTCGCTTTGGTGCAACACATGCCGCAGCTGGTGCTCGGCCGGCGCTCGGCGAATACGCTGCGGCTGTCGGAAGACATAAAGGGCCTCGCCTTTGAGATCGACGTGCCGGACACCACTGCGGCGCGCGACCTCTTGGTCAGCGTCGAGCGCGGCGACGTCAAGGGCGCAAGCTTTGCGTTCTCGACACCTGCAGGCGGCGATCGCTGGGAAATGCGCGG